TGGTGGGAAGGTGCATGGAAGTCGGTGTTTACGATGTGGGAAACCGACGAGTTGCCATCATGGTTCGTTCGGTATCTTCCCCTGTACGACCAGATAGTTGTACCATGCAAACATAATCTGGAATTGTTTTCTCGGTATCACAACAATGTTTCACAGGTGCATGAAGGTGTTGACCGCAAAATCTTTTACCCTCGGGATGTCCCAAGATTGGACAGATTCCAATTTAGGGCTGCGGGTTCGTTGTGGCGACGCAAAGGATTAGACATACTCGTAGAGGTGTTCAACAAGTTGGGTTTGCCTGACGCTGATCTCACCATCAAGGCTGCACCTCACGCCCATGATGTACCCACAGGAAAACTAGGCGACAACATTTATTTAGAACGCAGATGGATGTCAGAGGAAGAACAATGCCAATGGTTTGCTGAAGCAGACTGTTTCGTTGCCCCTGCTAGAGGTGAAGGTTGGGGTCTGATTCCGACCCAGACAATCTCTATGGGTATCCCCACTATTGTGTCGTTGTCGTCGGGGCAGTTAGAGTTTGCTCACATGGCTACAGGTACGGTGTCCTGTCGTAAGACATTGGCTGACACTATCGGCAGATGGGATGAACCTGACCGTGACGAACTTGCAGACCAGATGCTTGCACACTACAACAATTATTCTGCGATGAAAGAATTAGCGTTACAGAACGCCCCGCTTACCAAAGAGTTTTCGTGGCAGAAAGCGGTCAAGCAACTACTGTCCGTACTGCCAGAAGGTGAACTGCTGGACACAGACAAATGGACCCCATCATTTGCTTACGTCACAGTTCGAGCGTTGAAACCAATCAAAGCAGACATAGCCAACGCCCACATACGCCAACCGAAAGATGCTATTTTTGAGGTTACTGATGGACAGTATCAAGTGCTGTACGACTCTGGATCGGTGGAACTCGCATGACAATCAACTATCGCGGCGAAAAGTTTGCAGGCTACAACAAGCCCAAGAGAACCCCTGGACACCCCAAAAAGTCCCACGCCGTCCTCGCGAAAGAAGGCGATCAAGTGAAGTTGATCCGTTTCGGACAACAAGGCGTAAGCGGCTCCCCTAAGAAAGCAGGGGAATCAGAATCGTACCGTAAACGCCGTGAATCTTTTAAGGCTCGTCATGCTTCGAACATTAAGAAGGGCAAGATGTCTGCGGCTTATTGGGCGAACAGAGAGAAGTGGTAGTATACAACCGCTATGGCTGCCCCCGCACGACAAGACCTCACAATCACACGAGGCGATACGGAAACTATCGCTGTCACCATCACAACTGATGGCACTACCCCTGTAAATATTGCTGGTAGAACATACGCTTCTCAGATGCGTACCACCCCAGACATTGCTGCTATCTCTGCAACCGCTACCTGCACCATCACAGACGCAGCCGCAGGGGAACTATCTGCTGTGTTTTCTGCTACAGCCACCGCAGCGTTAGACCCAGGAATGTATTATTGGGACCTGCAAGAAAACGCTTCAGGGACAATCTCCACTATCTTGTCAGGGACAGTAACCGTTCTCGCAGATGTCACGAGGTAGCGCATGGCTACCACCCTTGTAACAGTTGTCATCGACAACGAAGCCGCTGTTGTCTACAAATCTAATAATGCTTTTGTTGTAGCAAACGAGGACCCTACTTCACCGCTACAAATCGGTAATCAGGTAACGATTGTTACTACAGATCAGTCTGGCCCTGCTGGTCCTCAAGGCGCGCAAGGCGCGCAGGGTGCTACGGGTAGTCAAGGTGCTACAGGTTCGCAAGGTGCAACAGGCCCTCAAGGTTCTACAGGTCCTCAGGGTTCTCAAGGCGCGACTGGTTCTCAGGGTAGTCAAGGCCCGCAAGGTCCCCAAGGTGCGACTGGTGTTCAAGGTCCTCAAGGCGATGTCGGACCTCAAGGTTCTCAAGGGCCGCAAGGCGTTCAAGGATCTCAAGGTTCTCAAGGAGCAGTCGGTCCACAAGGTCCGCAGGGAGCGACTGGCGCGCAAGGCGCAACTGGTCCCCAAGGCGATATTGGACCACAGGGTCCCCAGGGCGGTACAGGTCCACAAGGTAGCCAAGGTCCCCAAGGATCGCAAGGTCCTCAAGGACCTCAAGGGGATACGGGTAGTCAAGGTCCGCAGGGTCCACAAGGTGATCTTGGACCTCAGGGAGCCACAGGTCCTCAAGGTCCTCAGGGTGATACAGGTGTTCAGGGTCCTCAGGGTCCTCAGGGTGATACGGGTCCTCAGGGTTCACAGGGACCTCAGGGTACTCAAGGACCTCAGGGCAGTCAAGGACCTCAAGGTGATGTAGGTCCTCAGGGACCACAGGGTGATACTGGATCGCAGGGTCCTCAGGGACCGCAAGGTGACACAGGTGCTACTGGACCGCAGGGACCGCAAGGCGCGCAGGGTCCACAGGGTGATACTGGTCCGCAAGGTGTTCAAGGTCCTCAAGGACCTCAGGGTGCTTCGGGTGTTGCTGGTGCATTGGATGATTTGTCGGATGTGACTATTACGGGGACCCCTGCGAATGGGCAGGCTCTTGTTTATAGTTCTGGGACGAGCCAATGGATAAACTCTACTGTCTCTACTAATCCGATGAACGATTCAAAGTTTACTGCGATTATTACAACTGATGTAGGAGTTTGAGATGGCTGTTGGTGATAGGACTGAGAAGCGGTTGGCTGGCCCGACTGGTTTAGGTACATCGAATGGGACGATTGCGACTGTGCCTGCGTCTCGTCAGTGGACTACGAAGCAGATTGTGTTTACGAATACTTCTGGTGTTGAGGCGTTGGTGTATTTCGCTATTGGTACGGCTGCGACTGCTAGTAATCGTGTGTTTTCTGCGTTGCCGATTGCGAAAGATGACACGGTGGTGTTTGATACTGCGCTTGTGGTTGACGCTGCTGAGACGTTTCAGGGTTACGCTGATCGTACTGGTGTGAATGTGACTGTTGTTGGTTGGGAGAAGGAAGTCTGATGGGGATTAGTTCGGGGCTTGGTGGCACGGTTGGTGCTGTTCCTGCTGGTGGTGTGATGCCGTTTGCTGGTTCTACTGCTCCTGCTGGTTGGCTTCTTTGTTATGGTCAGGCTGTTAGCCGTTCACAGTATGGCGAGTTGTTTGCTGTGTTGGGGACTTCGTATGGATCGGGTGATGGTTCTACTACGTTTAATCTTCCTGATTTGCGTGGTCGTGTTCCAGCAGGTTTAGATAACATGGGGGGTTCTGATGCTGGTCGTCTTGATTGGGCTAATACTTTGGGTACTAGTGGTGGTACACAGACGCATACGCTAACTAGTGCTGAGTCTGGTTTGCCTGCACACAGTCACACAACAAAAACTATTTCTAATCTTGCGAACAACAATGGTTTGTGGCATAACAATGCAGACACAGTTGCTGGTGGCGACGGTTCTACTGGTGGTGGTCTTATTACGGTGGCTCAAAATGCTGCTGCTAATGCTTCTTCAGCCCACAACAACATGCAGCCAACACTTCTATTGAATTACATCATCAAGGCATAACAATGGGCATCTCAAACATTGCTTCTAACTTGCGTCCTGGTATCTGCACTTCTAGCACACGCCCTACCACACCGTATGAGGGTCAAGTCATTTACGAAACTGACACTAATCGCGTGTTGGTTTGGGATAACGCTGCATGGGTTGCACCAAATAGCACGACTACTAACCCACCAGCATTGGAATTTATAAAGTCACAGACAGTTGGCACTACTGTTTCTAGTGTGACTGTGACGAACGCATTTAGTTCTGATTACGATAATTATAAAATCATAATTTCTGGGATTGATACAACAAATTCATTTGGAAATCAATTTCAAATGAGATTGGCAAATGCCGCTAATCACTACGGTTCAATTTATGCTGATTTATACAATGGTGGAGTATCGCAGTTTTATAGGACAAATGCTCAAAATCAATTCTGGATGGGGTTTTGCAGTCCTGATAACGATTTGAATGTTACGTTTGATATAATAAATCCACAAAAAGCATTTAGAACAACATGGAATGGTTTTTATCATGGTTCTGCTGTGATGGGGTGGCTTAGTGGTTATTACAGTTTAACCACCCAATTTACTGATGTAACTTTTCTTGTTGATGTTGGAACTATGACTGGTGGGACTATTCGTGTGTATGGATATAGGAACTAAACATGGGCTTGTCAAATTATCTTCCAAATAGTCGTATCAATCAGTCTGGTGTTTGTACTTCCTCTACTCGTCCTGCGTCACCGTATGAGGGGCAGGTTATTTATGAGACTGATACGGACAGGGTGTTGGTGTATAACAATGCTGCGTGGGTTGACCCGTCAACAGGGAAAACAGGACGTTCAGGGTTGGTTGTTATGACTCCAACATCGGTTAGCGGTTCTGGTGTTTCATTAAGCGGCTCTACGGTGTCAGTGTCTGCTGCTTCATCTGCGACAATTAATGGTGTTTTTACTAGTGATTTTGATTTTTATCAAATAAGAATGTTTCTTCTTAGTAGTGGCTCTCAAGTTGCTATTACTGGTCAATTCACTATTGCAGGTACAGCGACTGCAACTAATTACACAACACAAAGTCTAAATGTTTATTCCACAACTATTGCTGCCGATTTGAACTCTAACCAAACATCATTTAGTGTTGGCAATACAACAACCAATACTTATGCACCTTTTATTTTAGAAGTGTTTTATCCAAATAATAATACAACTACTCATGTATTATCTCAAAACCATAATTACAATGCTTTCCCAGACATGCTTGGTTACAGAGGTGCTAGACATACAGTTGCAACACAGTTTGATGGAATAAAGTTTACTGTGAGTAGTGGAACTTTTAGTGGGACAATTCAAACTCACGGGGTGAATAAATAATGGGTATTTCTAATGATTAGTGTCGTCACTACGACATACAACACACCCGCCGACATCCTTGCCCGAACCTGGGCCTCCCTCAAACAACAAACCCACACCGACTGGGAATGGGTCATCTATGACGACTCCACCAACAACAACGTCTACCAACAAGTCTATGGATTCTGTGCAGACGAACGATACAAGATTCGCTACATCCGCCCCCATGTACCAACACGAGGCAACATCGGTCACGCAAAACGAGTTGGGTTCGGCGCAGCGTTCGGTGACATCCTTGTTGAGTTAGATCACGATGACGAATTAACCCCAGACGCTTTATCCCTCATCCATCTCACCTTCACCGACTTACCCTCTGTCGGGTTTGTTTACTCTGACTGGTGTGAGGTGTTCGCTGACGGGTCATCAGGTCGCTACCCCGAAGGATGGGCGTTCGGGTACGGCAAAGAATACTGGTCAGATGAGTACGGGGTGTGGGTGATGCAGGCTCCACCGTTGAACGCTGTCACCTTGTCGCACATTGTGTCTGCCCCTAATCATGTGCGGGCGTGGCGGGCATCCACCTATCACGCTGTTGGCGGGCATGACCCGAACCTGCCTGTCGCAGACGACTACGATCTAGTAGTGAGAACGGCTCTCAATACTGACTGTGTGCATCTACCGAAGATGCTGTACAAGCAGCACATCGCCCCTGTTACGGCGCAACGCACCCGCAACGCTGAGATACAGGACAGGGTGGCTGTCATCTCCGCTAAATACAAGGATCGCATACTGGACAAGTACCCAATTCAATGATGTATGATTAGCCAGTCCCCGCTACAAAGGAGCAATTATGCCCAAGGTTGGCAAGAAAGAATTTTCGTACGGCCCTAAAGGTATGGCTATGGCGAAAGCCGAAGCGAAAAAAACTGGCAAGTCCATGAAGATGGGCAAGAAGAAGATGAAAAAGAGTGGCAAGTAAGAAGAAGGTTTGGGATACCCCGAACCCGAAAAAGAAGTCATCTAAGTTGACTCCTTCTCAGGTGGCGGAGGCTAAACGTCGCGCTAAGGATGCTGGTCGTCCGTACCCTAACTTGATCGACAACATGGCTGTGGCTAGAAAGAAGAAGTAGTGGCGACTGTTGCCCAGGTTTTGAATCGTGCTTCCCGTCAGTTGTTGTCGGGGACGGTAGAGGAACGTAACCGTTTAGCGGTTGCGGTTAATTCGTCTGCCACCACACTTGTTCTGTCTTACGACCTAGGTGGTGTCCGTTCAGGTGCGGTCATCGAGTTGGGATCGGAACAGATGTATGTCTGGGATGTGAACGAGGCAAACAAGAACGTAACAGTTGAACGAGCGTTCAATGGCACTACCGCTGCTTCCCATCTCATCAACACGGTTATAACAGTCAACCCTAGGTTTCCTCGCGCAATGCTCCTCGAAGCCTTAAACGATGAACTGGCTGACCTGTCCAGCCCGATGCACGGCCTGTTTGCTGTACGCACCCTAGACATCACATACAACGGGTCAGACCGTCAAATCAACCTGC